TTAATTGAAATGCAATCGGCGGCGACAAAGGTTCTCATTGCTGCGATTGATCAAGAAATTGAAAAAATCGAGAATCAAATCAAATCAATTTAATCATGCACATCGAAAACGTAAAAATCACCAACTTTAAAGGCATTGAGTCTCTTGGTGTCGACCTACGAGGTCGCTCGGTTTATGTCATTGGCGGCAATGCCGCGGGCAAAACCTCTTTTATATCAGCCATTTTTTGCGCCCTGACAGGGAAAGACATACCCCCGAGCCCGATCAAGGGTACGGCTAAAACGGGCAAGATCGAGGTTGAGCTTGACGGGTACGCGGTTGAGCTCGAATTCAAGAAAAAAGCCGACGGCAAGGTCGAGAAAAAGCTCTCATTATTTTCAACCGAGGACGGCGAGAGAATTGACTCACCGCGAAACAAACTTGACGCGATAATCGGCAACCTCGAGTTCAACCCGTTCGAATTTATGAGAATGCAGCCGACACCTCAATTGAATTACTTTTGTAAGGTTTTCGGTATCAAAGGCATAAACGCGATCAATGACCACATTGAGCAACTAAACGCGGTCGCGACCTTTGATAAAAAGAAACTAATCTCGCTGAAAGATCAGCTACAACCGTACGACGTCAAGCTCTTGAGCCAAGAGGAACAAAGCGCGAGCGATTTGGGAAAAGCATACGCCGAGGCGGTTGGTAAAAATCAACAAATTGAAACCTTTAAAATAAAGGTCGACGCCGAAAAAGACCGTCTTGTTGAGCTTGAGAAACAAATAATCGAGTGCAAGGAAAAAATAAAGCAAGGCGAGGCTTGGTTGAGCACTCAAAAAACGGTTGACGTTACCGACATACGCGAAAAAATGGACAAGCTTGACGAGACAAACAAAGCCATCGCCGAGGCTAAAAAGCAAAAACAACTTCACGATGAGGTCGATGCAATAGAGTCGTCTATTGAGAAATGCGCGATTGAGAAAAAAGAAAAGATCGCCGAGAAAAAAGAACTCATCGCGGCGCACACGAAAGCGATTATCGGGTTTTCATACGATGACGATCTCGGCTTTACTCTCGACGGGTTGCCTTTTCACATTGATCAAAACAATACCGCCGCTCAGATTGTTGCGGGGCTCAAGCTCGGCGCTGGTTTGCTGGGTGACGTGAAAATTGCGAGATTTGAGGGCTCGTTGCTCGATCAAGAAAACCTCGACGCCGTCAACGAGTTTGCGCTATCTCAGGGCTTACAGTTATTCGTCGAGATCGTTGACAGAAATGACAAAGACTTACGCCTCGAATTCGTTGAGGAAAGTCAGACCGATAAACAATAAGCAAATGAAAGACCAAGTTGAAAGAATCAAGGGCAAGACCGTGCCGTTGAAAAATGTCAAGTATCAGACGCGGGTTTACTTTAAACTGACAATGTCGATCGACATTTTACCCGTGCGTTGGAAATATTTTGTCAGAGGCACGCAAGCCGTAAGTGATAAAGATCGCCCGAGTTACGCGGTGAAATGGTTGTTTGTCGAGCTTCATATCGAAAGCGTTCGAATGAACCGACGCCAATAGAGACCCAAAAACAAGCGATCGTTTCGCGAAAGGTACAAGTGTACCAAAAGACAAAAAGAGCCTCATATCGGGGCTCTTTTTTAGTTTGTCAGGGTTTAAAAGCTTTGACTCAATCCTCGCCTTGATCAACTTGGTCTTTCATAGCCTCGCGACGATCTTTTCTTTTTAATTGTGAGAGGTCAATATTTCGGGTAACGTTCTCGCTTATTTTTTCAGCCGATCGCCCAATGACATACCCGCCGATGCCAAGCTCGAGCAAAGTCCAAAATTGAGGCACCAAATCGGGGAGCTCAGGGAGCTCAGCCTTAAAAGCCTTTATTGTTGGGTAAGCAAAAAAATGAAACACGACAATGAAAGCAAAAGCAAGCATTACCACGGGGCGCCAAAGTCTTTGAATTTTCGAACCCGTGATCTCGGCAACAAGAACGTCTCTTTGCGCCTCTTGTAGTCTGTTGAGAGAATCGAGAACCGTTTTGCTCAACTCGTTTTTTGCTCTTGCTTTTTCCTCGGCGCTTGTACTTATTGCGTCAATAGCTTTGCCAGCATCTTCAACTATTTTGCCGCCAAATAATTCGGTTAACCACTTCATAAGTCGGTCAATTTTTGCGCAAACACAATACTCGACATGATTTCACCCCGACGTATATCGAGAATGCGATCAGACGAGTAAGCTGAAACGTTCACTTGATTTGATTGATTACCGCCGAGCAAGTAAACAACTTCACCGTCGGGCGACCAGCCAACTAAAAGACCGACGTGCCCTTGAGCTGAATTTCTTGTTCCTCGCCAAAGCACCACGACGTCACCCTGAGCCGCATCGTAATTTTTTTTCACGGTCTTGCCCCAATTTAAAAAACCTCGCGCCCTCAATCGTTCGCCTTGTTCAACCATTGGCACAAATGACATTTTGCAAACCCAATTCATAAAAGCGGCGCACCAAGGGGTTTCGTCATTACTTACCCATTCGTGACCTATCTCTTTGTAATACTTTAACACCTCGGTCTCATGCTTGTCGCCGTCGATCTCTCTTGTGCCGAGTTGCGTCATCGCGGCGCTCATTAGTGCGTTGTTTGCTTTCATTTGCTTTTACTGTTTAACTTGTCGAGAACTTCCTCGAGCTGCGATTGAATTCGTCGCGAATCTTGGTCTCTGTAAAGCATTTCTCGGTTAAAGTCCTCACGTGTAAATCGAGGCTCGTCAAGTTTGCCTTGAATGCCCTCGACTGTTTTGTCGAGTGATTTTTTGAGGTCATTTATTTGATCTTTCAATGCTTCATTTGTTGTATTTTGTTGGGCTTGCATAAACTCAAGCGTCTTGTTGATTGTCGTAACGTTCTCGATGTCTCGAGAGCTTTTATTTGCAAACCAACCAACAAAGGCAATCGTACAACCAACAGTAACAGGCAAAAGCCAACGTTTAAAATCGTCGATTTGCTGTTTCGGCTTGATCGCCTCGATGAGCTGTTTGATTTCGTCGTTTGTCATTTCACGGCTCGGTATTAAGGCGCGACTCGGTACGTTGTTGTAAAACTCAGCTCAGCGGTTGAGCCGCTGAAATTATAAGCACCGTCAAGAGCGTTAAACCCGAAAACGTTACCCGTTAAATACCTGACAATTGCCATTTTCTCGTTCACCCCGCCCGCGTTACTCATTGACGCCATTCCGACGCCTTGATAATCGTTCGCGTGAGCAATAACAGACGGAACCGTTATTTCAAAGTAATCAACGGCACCCGCGAGGTGTATAGTCAACTTCCAATCTACAAACAGAACTCGACCTACTTTTTTGTAACGAATCGCCCCGCTTGTGATTGCCGTTATACTTGTGTGACCTAAAGCGTCAAGAGTCGCCGCCGAAATTGACGACCAAGCTGTTTCGAAATTTGTATTTGAGTTCGCAATCGTTGCGTACAAATAAGGAAACATTTCGCTCGAACCAGCACCCGCGATCGTGATAACTTTTTCGGTTGTCACGGGAAAGTTGCCCGTGTTTATAATTGCCCGCCTTTTTTTGTAAGCGTTCGCGGTACCGCCGTCCTCGAGAGATTTCAAACCCGCTGGGTCGAACGTTTCGGCAATCGTCACGTGATAAAAGTCAAACCCTGTATCGGTATCGGGTAAGGTTTGCAAGTCTAAACGAACGACCTCGCCGTCGACCAATAAATAACCGTCATTGAAATCCCAATTCGCCCCGTTAGGCGTCACGTTAACGCCTTGAATTCGACAATTATCGCCACCACCAAGAGCGCCGTTTAAATTCAAGCCCTTAACGATTGCGGTCAATGCGTCAGCGACGGCGTCGTGATGCCAGCGAAAATCGTCAAGAACCCAAGGGAACCCCCCAAGAATGTCGGTTTTTAGTGTATTCATTTTCTTTTTATGTTAAAGATCAAAAACTATTTCGTAAGTCATGCCCGCAAGGTTATACGTATCGACCAGCGCCGCGATTAAAAGCACGTCGCCAGCAAGAGCCGCGTCGACGTGAATTATATATTGAGTCGCGCTAAAATACTCGTTTGCATTTCGCATATAAGTAGGGTCGAGCTCGCTCGCTTGTCTGAAATAGTTAGGCGGCTGAGCCTCGACCTCGTTATATAAAACAAAAGGCGGCAAAAATACATTCTCAATGTATATCTCAGGGGTTGAGTCGAAAGCGTCATTCAAAACGTGCTCGAGGTACAAGATTTGAGCATTAAAGAGCAAGTCGTACGTCGTTTGATTAACAAAAGCCAATACCAAGCCTTGAATAAATGACAAAGCCGACGCAATAACTTGCAGCCACGATAAAAATATCGGCTTTCTTAAAAACCAAGGCACGAGCCTCTTGTATAATCTGAAAGCATCAAAGTCGTACATCGTTATAAATTTTGAGCCTCGATATAGGTCAAGGTCGTGTTTAAGGGTGAACCTGAGTCGATTGTCATGTGCCCCGCAAATGCGGTATAATTATCACCAACCAAAGCGAATGGGTTTGAGCCATATCGAGCCGACAAAACACCGAGAACGGGGTCAACAACACCCTCAGCGGCTTGCATCGCGTCAACGAGGGCGGTCTTATTAAATACGCCGTTAAAAGGTAGGTTCGAAATATAGCCGTTGATTGCGTCCTCGGCTGGGTATACGCCAGCGTTTAAAATCGACTCGCCTGTCGGGGTGAGCACAAGCGGGTCGTAATAAACGACCGCGTTGATAATAACGTCGTCGGCGCTTGTTGAAATGACGATAATATTCACGCCAGCAAAGGCGATGCTTTCCATGTATGCGGTAAAACTCACGTTTTCGGGAGCTGTTAACGGTATCGGGGTGACGCCGTCAACGTCTAATTTTGCAACCTTTACCCGAACAATACCGCCCGCGTCGATAACAGCCGCACGCTTGACGATTTGGTTCGCGAGCGTTACAGGGTTATAAACATATTGCGAGCCGTTCCATGTAAGAGCGTCGCCGTATTGAAACTCGAGAGCTTTTTGTTGATACCAACGAACGGTTCCCGTGATTAACACGTACTTGAGAGCCGTGACCGTTTCGACGTGTCGATCGTACAACACCTCGATCACCCAATGACCAAAAGCGACAACGTACAAAAACAAACGCCAAATCGCAACTTTTGAGGGGCTTGTCAGGTCTTGTAAAAACGTTTGAAATTCGTCGGGGCTTGGTTGTAGACCCGCGAGATTATCAAGCGCCTCTTTCTCAGCGATTAAGGCGTCATATATTTGCGATACTGTCCGAGCCATTATTTCGAGTATATATATTTGACGGTCAATTTGTCCCAAGTTGGAGCGCCGCCGCTGAATGCTATTTGCGTGAGCGATATATATGAAACCTTTGCTTGATACCAACGCCCTAACGCGTAGTAATTTACTTCAATTTCGTAAAACACGAAATTCGCAAGCGTGCCCGTAATTGGTATCGGCAAAGTGACAAGCGTGCCCGACCCAGCCGCTATATTTGCCGTGTATCTGTATATCGGTCGCGATGAATTACTTTCGTCAACCTCGCCCGTAGCAACCTCGCCGTTTGCGTAATTGATTAAAGGCAAACGACCAGCAACCGCGTCAGCCGCCGCCGTCGCCGTGGCGCTAACCCCAGCAACAACAGACGCGAGAGCCGTGTCTTGTTGGTCTACATAGTCAGCGATCGCCTTTTCGGTTGTTCGGTGAATAGCTGGGGTAATTGACCCCGATGAATTGTCGGGCAAATTTGCGTCAATCGTCGCGTTTAGCTCTGTCCTTGTCATTGTTTTGCTTGTTATTCATACCCGTCATCGTAACCGCTTGAGTAAGCGCTCGGGCTTGTTATTACTTCAAAATCTTCGTTTACAACGATGCGGCTCTCAAGATCGAATTTTTTAACGAGCTCGATTTCTTGGTCTGTTTGATTGTCGGCGAATATTTGCTCGGTCACAATGTCGTCAAGTATTGAATCAATTGTAAAAGATCGGTTTGGGTTGAGGTCTATCAAGGTAAAAAGGGCGTCAGCTCGACCGTACTCTTGCACGGCGATGTCAATCAAATTTTGTTTTGATCTTACTCTTGCCCTGTTTCTTAATTTGTACCCCATTACTTTACACGTTTTGCATCTATATCGACGCCCATAATGTCGCCGCTTGTGATCAATGTTTTCTTAACAGCATACCCGTCGGCTCGCAATTGTAATTTGATCTCTTGCTTGAGTCTTTGCCTGTCGACGCTTGCGTTGTCCTGTTTCTGCAATCCGACCCCTACGAGCGGGAATTGTCGAAACTGACCTCGGTCAGCTCTTAATATGTGCTCAATGTGTTGCCCATCGCTTTCAGAAACAACGAAATCGCCGTTTTTTATCACGAGGTCATCGACAAAGATAATATCTTTCGCGTTGTCTTTCATGTCAATGTTTTATTTTGTCATCTATCAAACTATCATTGAAAGCGCCTTGAGGCGGCAATGCCGCAATTGCCGAGCTTAGCGCCGTGTATGCGGGTATCAATGGAGCAAACAAAGGCACCCCGCCCGACACGCCAGCCTGAGCGCTCGCAAAAGCTAAAACAGACGCCTCGAGAGCTAAAATTCTCGTCGTTAGTTTTGTTAACTCGATGTTTGTTTTTGGAGCCTTGTACAAGCCGCCGAAATCGCCGCCATTAAAAACAACCTCATCGCAATCAACGACAACTTTGTCGAGTTGCTCACATAAGGCAACAAAGGCTCGGCTTTTTGTTATAAATACAACGAGTACGCCCGAGCCTATTTTTGGCACGAAAATAACACCCTTTTTTGAGCCCTCAATTGCTTGCAATCGAACCCCGTAAATAATCGCCGTGCCGTCATAAGGTTTTACGTCGCACGTGCGCGATGACTCGTTGACCTCAATAACCTCGCTCGGCTTGCCGTAATACTCGGCGGCTGGGTCGCCCGCAAGCTCTTGAATTAGTTCTTTTATAGTTTTATCGCTCATATACTTACTTTTGCTCCAAGTTTAACCTTTTGGCGATAACCGCCCGAACCTTGGGTCTTGACCACTTCATCGACTAAATATTCACCGTTTCGCTCGGTAAACTTTAGGTCGATCAGCTCAACGGTGTCGCCGTGCTCAATTATTGGTTTTCCGAACGTGGTAAAATCGCCGCGATAACCCTCATATATGAGTTTGGGTAACTCTCGCTCGGCGGTTGCTCTTAGGTCGCTCTCATTTAGTCCGTAATATGTGAGCGTGCGTTGAGCCCCTTGCGGGTCACCGACCTCAACCTCGATCTTTGTATTGTCGCCAGCGATCGAGATTGCCTTGACCTTTATCTTGACGTCGTCCTCTCTCATGTACTCAAGAGAATTGTCAATTATATCTCTTTGAAAAACGAGCTTGTGTTTTGTGCTCGTCTCGGGAAAATAAGCTCGCCCGCAATACAAAACAGACGCCCGAACCCAAGACACAAGCCCGTAAGTCGTTTTTAACTCGGCGAGAACTTGGGCAAAATTTGCGTTTGAGATACGGAAAGCCCCGAGGTTTGCGTCGACGCTAACAAATTTTATAGGACAAAGGTCTGTTAATAGCTTTTTGAGCGTAACCTCTTTATAAGAAACGGTGACGGCGTTTTGCTTGAACAAATAAGCGTCGTCCTCTATCTGTAAAACAAGAGGCGACTCGGGCAAGATAGCGCTAACGAACCCCGTAAATGCGCGAAAACTCTCGGGGTAATACCCGAGCATGACCTCAACCCTGTCGCCTCTTTTAAACAAGTTTTTTGAGCCAGCGACAAGCGTTTGCCCGCCTCGTTTAATCTTTCGGGGTATCTTGATCGTACCCGTGTCGGTTAAGTTTTTCCAAGCGCTAACGAGCTCGATTTCTGTCAGATAATCGAACTCAAAATTGCCTATTGTTATTTTACACGTTGGTCGTATCATTTCAAAAATTGATTGTATCGCTCTCTCTCAATTCGAGAGGTGTGTCAGAAAGCGCCGTAATCTGAAACGGCTGGGTGTTACGGGAGCCGAGTTTTTGAGGCAACGAGTACCCCGTCACAACGATTTCGTCAATATCGAAAAAATTTAAAAACTCACTCTCTACTTTTAAAGAGACGGGCGCCTTGAGTATCTCGATGAGGTTGAGCACCTCAGTCTCGGGGTATACATCGCCGCCGTCGCCTGTTATTGCTCCCGTGATGCTAATTTGAAAATCGCCGTCACTTATGTACTCTTTAACCGTGCCGTTTCGACCTTGAACTTGGGTCGTGACGATTACCTTTGATTGTGATACGTTTAAAAGTACGGCGTCGAAAACAAGCTCGTCAAATTCAATCTCATCGCCCTCAAGTGTTTCATATACACCCGCTGGGAAAACTAAATTTGACCAAATATTCGTACCGAATAACGATTTCTTGACAGCTTGATCGGGGTCGAAATCGCCAACGTTAAAAAGCTCAGTCTTGACAGCTTGCAAGCC